AGCCGAATGGGCCGACTACATCAAGAAGATGGTGCGCGCCCGTGAGCAATCGAACCTTGCCAAAATTGAAGCCGAGTTTCTGAAAATGCGTTTCACGGAATGGCAGGCAACCGATGCCAATGCGCGCCAAGAAATGCGGATGGTGCGGACATGAGCCGTGCAACGAAAGAATGGGTCGGCAAGACACCCGACAGCAAGATCCCGGCCCGCGTCAGACTGCGCGTGTTCGAGGCTCATGGCGGGGTGTGTCACCTGTCAGGCCGGAAAATAGCAGCCGGTGAGCCTTGGGATTGCGACCACATCATCGCGCTTATCAATGGCGGGCTGCATCGCGAAAGCAATCTAGCCCCGGCATTGCGTGACAAGCATCGCGAAAAGACTGCCGATGACGTGGCTGAGAAGGCGAAGGTCGCGCGCAAGGCGAAGGCGAACCTGGGGTTAAAGCCAGCCCCTGCCAAGCCGATACAATCCGCAGGCTTTGCACCTAAGCCGGTCAAACCATCCACCGCACGACAGCCTGAGAAACTGGCTGCGCTACCGAGAAGGGCCATGTTCCGATGACAGTCACCACCAGCGAACTGACGATATACGCCAACCAGCGCATCCCCGGCTTTGAGAAAGTCCGGGCCATGGCTGCCGAATTACTGGACGCACGCCAGCGGCTCGACCGGCTGGAAACTGAACTGCAACAGGCCAAGACAGCCGCCACGTATGGCGCGAAGATGGTGGCCGACATGAGGGGGATGACATGAGACTGACAGACCAACAGGTAATTGCCGCACGCTCCCACGGGCGCATGACTGGTCGCTACGCCGAAGAAGCCCTCGCAATCGAGGTGCTGGAAAGCAGGGCCGAGATAGCGCGGCTGCGGGAGGCGCTGATCCTGATCACGCGCGAGCAGCAGTCCGAGGCGCAGGCAGGCACCGGCGAATACCAGCGGGGCTACGACGACTGCATAGCCGCACACGCAGAGATTGCCCGCGCAGCACTCGGGAGGGATGCGACATGAAACTGACACCCGACATCCGAAACCAAATCACCGTCACAATCGACGGGAACATCAGCAGCGATTTCAGGCACTACGTCAGCAGCTACACAACCTCGACCGGGGCTGTGTTCACGATTACCGGGCCGCTGGCTGATGCTTTGCGGCGGGTCTCTGTGTCCAGTCTCGACGAAGATCAGGCCGAGGACGCCATCGTAAACGAGAGCCGCAGCATTGCTCGCCTGTGTCTCGACGTTGACCGCCTCGAAGAAATCATCACCGACAGCATAGACTTGGACTGGACGCCACGCACCGCAGCTAGGGCTATCGTGCGAGCGATGAAAGGCGGGGATACATGACGCGCCCCGCCCGCGTCACGATGTCAGACATGGCAAGGGCAGTCCGCGCGGCTGATGCTGGACGTGTGCCGCGTGCCGTCGAGATAGCGCCTGACGGGACTATCCGCATTGTGCCAGTTGACCCATCACCCCGGCCCGTCATCTCGCCCGCACCGTGGATGCCAGACCAGTGGCTTGGATATGGAAAGGTGGATTGATGCCTCCCGACATCAGCATGTGCGCCGATGACGAATGCCCATCGCGGGCCGAGTGCTATCGAAGCAAGGCAAGCGGAACTGTGCCGCATGTGCCGTGGCAGGCGTTCACGGATTTTCAACGGCAGCCGGAAGATGAACGGTGCGGCGATTTCTGGCCGATTTTACATACAAGCCGCATTTTTGTAGTGCAAAGCGAACAGAAGGACAAGCCATGACTGACACAACTGATCTGGTGGCGAGGCTGCACACGCTTTCGACGGCGCTTTTACCTATGGAAGGCGAAGTGGGCAAAGCGTGGAACGTCCCTAATGAAGCAGCCGACACAATCGAGCGGCTGACCCGCGAGCGGAATGAGGTGCGGGATGGGCGGGAAGCTCGCCATCGTGCGTGGCTAGAAGCCAAGGCCCGCATCGCCGAACTGATTACCCTGATCGCTGATGTTCGAGCGATGGCATTGGAAGATGCTGCGAAGGTTGCGGAAGCGCCAACAGATAAGCCGGCCCGAAGCCGGGAGGACATCGCCGCCGCCATCCGCGCATTGAAGGAGCCGACATGACTGACAACGAACTGGCCCTTCTCGCCAACCAACGCCTGCCCGGTTTCGAGACTGTCCGCGTCATCGCGTCTGAACTGCGCGAGGCCCGGAAGCGCGTGGAGTATCTGGAGGGCGAGTTGCTACGGGTTAAAGCCGCCGCCACGTATGGCGCGAAGATGGTCAAGGAACTGAGGGACGCGCTATGAGTGAATGGAAGCCGATAGAGACGGCTCCGCCTGACGGTGATCGTAATGTGGTGGTTGAGCCGCATTTCAACCACACAGAAGGCTTAGCCATTGCTTGCGATGACGATACAGGGGAGGCGCTTTACATGGTATGGTTCGCCAGCGTCCCGCCATCCGTTTCGGTGACTAGCTGGCCTTCAGCGACTTATTGCAGTAAAATAACCCACTGGATGCCCCTTCCCGACCCACCAAAAGCGTAATATTCACTTTAGCGGATAAACCGGGGTTATGCGTTAGAGCGGATATGGCAGATTGCAGCCTGTTTTTCAGGCGATGAAAACAGACCGCAGGATGGCTAGAACGAGCGCTTCGCCTCTTCCCTGCTCATGCCGAGTTAGCTTTGGCTGCTTGATTGTGCTATTGTGATTGGATTGCATCAGGAGACTGAGATGGCCGAGAAAGAACTAGACCCTCGCATTGAGAGCATCATGGAAGATATCTTTGCGCTGGCTGAGGCGCTTGTCCCCGAACGTATCGAAGAGGGAGAGTGGCTGCCCGATGAAACAGAACGCGCCATCATCGAAGTCCAGCGCCGGATTGTTGCGCTTCTAGATGACGCATGAAATTGTCCAGCCATTGCTGGTCGGCCCGTTGAGACACGTTTGACAGCGAGAACGCGCGGTCATCTGCCTCAACGGGTTTCCCAGCCGCTCTGCGTGTCGCGTAAAAGTCTGGGAACATAACCTCTCGTGGGACTGGTTGATCAAGCCCACCTAAATAGCGGCCTTGCCCGAGGTCTGCTGGATAGGTCGTGTGCGGTATGGCTGGGTTAGTTACTAACCGAGTTTGAGGCGTTAATTGCGCGATGTTGTATCCTGTTGCGCCGGTAGGAGCGAGCGCAAGGTCTGGCTCCTGAATGGCAAACCGGGTTGACCCGACATCAGGAAAACCAGCTTTCTGGTATTTTCCTTTCGCCATTTCCTCCACAAAAGGTTTACGCAATTTCGTGCCAGTTTCTGGTGCAAGCAGGGCCTGTCGAACGGCCTCAATGTTTTCCAAGCCAGGCCAGTTTTTGTCTCTTTTTCTCATCACAGCGTCAAACGCAGCTACGTCTTTATTGAGAATCTTGCTGCCAGGAATCTGGGCAAGTAGAGCATCGGCAGTCATGTGGCTAAAGTCACCAGAGCGAGCGCCCATGGCTGAATAAACAAAATTTACAGGTTGCCCAGATTGCTGAAGTTTTTTGTTCTGGTTAGCAATCCGCTTGATGACCTTTTCATCCGAAGCCCAGACAGATGCATCAGGCCCTTGCGCTGCCGCGCCTCGCATATAGTTTGGCCCGCCTTCAAGGCTGACGCCATATGCAAGAGGCTTTTCGTTGATTTCGACAAGTGATGCGCCAGCGCGAGTCCGGTCCCCAACGGCTGGTGTCAGAATTGAACCCTGCAAACTTTGCGGGTCGATGATAGTGCGTGGCGCAAGTTCGCCTTGCGGAATGACACCTGCACGCATGTCCTCGACGGGGATGGTATGTTTTGTCTTTGCTAAGTCGCTCCAAGCCGTTGGACCCGGTCCAGCGCCATATGTTGGCACATCCCGGCCCGTGTGCCTGATGATGTTATTTGCTGCAATATTTGCCCTTCCAACAAGAGGCACGACAGCCATAGCAGCGCCGCGCATGTCTCCAGCGGCTGCGGCTTCCTGCATCGACAGAACCTGCCCACCGGGAACAAAGTCTGCCAGACCTATGCCGGTATTGCCGAGGCCAGATGACCCCACCAGGCCCTCGACCATTCGCCTCTTGGTTGGGGACGGCCTCTCGTCACCCAGTATTGCCTGTGCGATGCGGTCGCGCCACGATGGCTTGTATGCGCTGATTGAACTCGGGCCAAATCTTCCCTGCATGGGAGCATTAGAAGAAGCTGCACGGTAGATGCCCATGCTATCTTGGCGCGACTGTTCCAGATTTGCAGCATATTGTCTGACACCTGCATCAGCATCTTGGCGCTGGTCTGGGAATGCGGCCATCGGCTGACCAACGCCGCGCATCATGGCTTCGGCAATTTTGTATCGTGCGTCCATGTCGCTTTCCTCAGTTATCACGCGGCGCTAGATGATTGATGGCGCGCCTGATGTGCCATTCGGCTTTCTGTGCCTGTTCCATTGTGTCGCCCTTCTTGCCAGCCCTTAGAAGGTATTTCAGCGAAGATCCGATGTTGTTGGCTGCCTTCGCGTTTCCAGTGGCCTTTACGACTGCCTCAACGACATCTTCGATAACGTCAATCGCATGCCATTTGGCATTCTGATAGTGCGGAGGGTTGATTGTGTCAGTCATCGCTCAATTCCATGATGTGACAACGCCGAACGGGCGCGGGTGCACTGACACCGAACTGCCGAGGCCAGTAGGGCCGAACGGGCGCGGGTGCACTGACACCGAACTGCCGAGGCCAGTAGGGCAGCGCGGCCTTCCGCAAGCATAACCCATGGAAATAGGCCGCCCCATGGTGTCAACAAATTGCAGGCCACATTCGGGGCAAGATGTCATAGGCTTTGGCATTGGGCTGGCTATTGCATCGCGCATTCTGTCTAGCAGATCTTGCGGTGTTTTAAGGCGCGACAAGTCTGGAAAACTTGGCGACAAGGGTGCCGGCTTGTAATATGGTTTCAGGCTCTTAATTCGCAGCCGAACCTTGAATGTCTTGTCAGTCATCTCGCCTTCACCTTGCTTTTCGCGCCGCGTTCAAATCGCGCCCTGAGCCAGTCCAGATAGTCCGCGCCTTCCTCGACAGTGGGAGCGCACCAGACCCGCGACCGGCATTGATCCGGCTTTGACGGGTCAATGATAACCATGGCTGACGGATGGATCTTGCGCGCGCGAAACTGGCCCTGCTTGGCGTAATCGTCCACAACCTTATAGCCGCTGGTTCGCACCAATTGCGTCACCGTCCCGCACGGCATCACGTCGCCGGCGTCGGCGCCCATGTGCAAGTGACCAGCGACAACGATGTGGTCCCGGTGGCCGAATAGCTGCTCCCTCGCCAAGCCATGAAGCGGGTTGAACTGGCTGTTGCCTTTGAAGTTGTGCCTTGCGTTAATCCGCGTTTCGACGCCGTTGGGATGGTCGAGCGCTAACCGAACGCCGTGCGGCTGGTCAACGCCTTCCGAGCCTCGCATGATCCAGTCCAGCGGGTCAGATGGCCCAGACCATGCGTCGTGGTTTCCACGCACCAGGAACAGCCAATTGACGCCAGCGCCCCTTAGCATCCACTCGGCCAGCCGCCACGCATCGGAAACAGTGGTTCCGCTTTCGGCATAAAGCCGCTGCAATCTGCCAACCCAATTGTCGGTTAAATCACCAATGTTACCCGCAAAGACATACTCAGGCCGCTTGGCAGCGATAGCCAGATGGTCGTGAAGCAGCTTGAAATTGCACCCGCTGTTATCAACGTGCGGATCACCGAACACCATCAAGCCCACCGGGCCGGGTGTGTTCAGTTGGATACGGATGAGGTGTGTGGCGTCATCTGCTTCGATGACACGTTCGCTTTCGGCGATACGCTTGGCAATCAGGTCGGCCAGCGGCAGCTTGGATGATGGCAGGACAGGCGCGACGAATGGCTTGGATTGTGCCTTGAGCGCTTTTGCCCGGTTCAAGCGGTTGATGTATGTCTTGCGTGGTAGGCCGAGCGCATTAGCCGCTTGGGTCTGGTTTCCGTTGTGCTGTTCCAAAGCACGAAGGGTGGCGTCTACGTCAAAGGCCGAAAGTGACGGAGCGCCCATTAGCTGCGCCACCCCATGATGCGGGCGACAATTGTATCCCACGCCTCGGGCGGAATGCGGGCCGAGCCGCAATACATGCCAGCAGGTCCAACCAGGATAGCGCCGCCGATGGGCAGGAACACCAACGCCGCGCTGGTCGAATTGCTGACGGTAGCAGGTGGGATGCTGTCATATATA